GGCATCGGGCATTAGCTTGATAGCCCCCACAGTGGCTTGTACGGTGTCTAGCATTGTCAAGCCAGTGAACACACGCTTGGTCAGTTCCTTCTCCTCATCGGTGAGAAGCGCCCATGCTTGAATATCATTTGCTACTGCCTTTTTGAGTTTGCCCCAGTCTTCCCTAGTAGGAATGTCAACACCAGCCTTCTTAAAAAGATTAGCAACCTTCTTTGTTTGAGGTTTCCATTCTTGGCTAACATACTTCTCAAAAAACTCTCCAGTTGCATAAGTTGAGTTCTCAAAATTATCGAACGGCGAACCCGTCTCTTTGGCAAGTCCGTTACTCGCTTTAAGTGCGTGGTAGAGTACCGTGTAGAAGTAGATGTTTGTAAAGTCAATTGATTCTTCGTCTCCATAATGCATTCTCTCTTTTCCAAAATAACCGTGTAGATTCATTTGACCCAACCCAATTGCTCTGGTTTTGCGATTACCCTCGGCTACTGACATTACAGACTCAATATAGCTCAGGTCGGCAACAGAGGTCAGGGCTTTAATTGCAACCTCAATGCTCTTGCCAAAGTCTGGACTTTCCATCATCTTGGCAATATTAAGCGATCCAAGATTACAGGAAATATCCTTACCAATATCCTTATACGATAAGTCATCGTTATAGGTTGTTGGTGTGTTGACCTGCAAGATTTCAGAACAAAGGTTTGACATATTGATTCGGCCCTCAATCGGATTAACGTTGTTTACGTTGTCTTCATAAACAATGTAAGGATACCCCGACTCAAACTGTAGCTCTGCAATAGTCTGGAACAGTCCACGAGCACTAATCTTTTTCTTACGAATGTTAGGATTATCTACCATTTCTTGGTAGTGCTCAGTAATAGAGATGTCTGACATTGGCTTGCCATAAATAGCATGTACATCGTATGGCGAGAATAGATACATATCTTCATTGTTTTTAGCTAGCTCTAGAGTAATGTCTGGAACAACTACCCCGAGACTCAGTGTCTTGATACGAACCTTCTCGTCTGCGTTTTCACGCTTAGTGTCTAAGAACTGCATGATGTCTGGGTGGTGCACATTAAGATACACGGCACCAGCACCCTGGCGAGCACCGAGCTGGTTTGCGTAGCTGAAGCTGTCTTCTAATAGCTTCATCACTGGTAGAACACCAGAGGACTGCCCCTCAATCTTCTTAATAGGTGCACCAGCTTCCCGTAGGTTGGTCATGTTAAGTGCTACACCCCCTCCTCGCTTCGACAACTGCAACGAAGAATTAATGCCCCGTGAGATAGACTCCATGTTATCTTCGATGCGAAGCAGGAAACAGCTCACAAACTCGCCTCTTTGCTTCTTGCCTGCATTTAGGAAGGTGGGTGTAGCAGGTTGGAATCGCCCAGAAATAATCTCGTCTACGAGGCTCTGAGCAAGCTTCTTGTCACCCCGTGCAAGCATAAGTGCATTCATGCACACGCGGGCTTCAAATCTTTCTAGGTATCGACTGCCATCAAATGTTTTTAATGCATATGAGGTGTAGAATTTGTATGCCCCGACAAAAGTGGGGAAGCGAAATTTGTGTGCATATGCTTGCTTAAACAAAGACTTAATAAACTCAAAGTCATACTGGTCAAGTAATTCTTTTTCGTAATAGTCTTCTTCTACTAAGTAATCAATCTTCTCTTCGAGGCTGTGGAAGAACACAGTGTTTTGATTTACGTGATCAAGAAAATACCTTTTGGCTGCTTCCCTGTCTTTGTCAAATTGAATTTTGCCATTCTCATCATATAGATTTAGCATTGCGTTTAGCTCGTGATAGCTATAGTTCGTACTCATAAAGCAGCCTTAACCCTTCTTTTACTCTTTCAATATCTTCTTCTGTACCAAAGATTTCTACCTTGGCAATTAAAGGAACACCGACTTTAGCAGCAATCATATGTGCTGCCTTGCAAAAGTGCTCCCCAAAATTAGTATTACCCGTACCAATTACCCCACGCAGTAAAGCACGATTCTCTGGAATATTAAGAAACTTCTTTACTTGCTTGGGTATTGTGTGCCTATCGTTTCCGTTACCATATGTTGGCACTACCAACACATATTCATTTAAGTGTTGGTAAGGATTGTCATCATCCCACACTAACGGTATCCGACTAGCGTTCTTGTCTAGCTTTTCCACAAATCTTTTTGTGTTTTCTGACTTGTGTAGGTAACAATTATACTCTCCCTTTACACAAAAACTAGTGGACAAACCTTAAAATATACCCAATATCTAGATCATTTTAAACTGATCAAGATAGTCTCGAACCTCATCGGTCATTTCTTTGGGCTTATAGTTTATCACATTGTCTGGCAATTCGTCAACTTGTCTTTTGGGTCGATCTCTAAAGGTGTGCACTTCTACCTCGCCAAAATTGTCACGGGGTGTATGGGAAATGGCACCGAAGATTGCACCACACACAGCGTCTGCTAAGTCCTTCGACTTTTTGCGAGGGTGGTCAACTTTATTATTTTTCATAATTTTAAGTTGTGTTAACTCTTCGAATAAGAGTTCAATCGAAGGCATTGCTAGCCTTTCTTCATATACAAGCATTGCCATGTCCTCGTAGTGCTTCTTTGCAACCGAAACAGTCTCTGTTTTAATACCAACAGCTTTAAGCTCATTTTGAATATCAAATGATTGCCAGCGGTCAAAGCTAACCATCCCCAGGTCAAACCCTAACCTACGCAAGTTTTGAATCCACTGCTTAACCTCTGAAAGGTTTACAGGGCCTTCTACCTTTGGCTCCCACCAAGCCACTGCATCTACTACAACTACTGGCACCACCTGATTATAGTCTTTAAGAACTTGCATCTCTACCCACTTGTCTACGTGAGCAATGGCTACAGCACATTTGTCGTGCTGCTGAGCAAGGTCTGCGTGAACAAAGTATTTAATTTCTGGGTCGGGCTTAAAGCTTTCGTCAAACCTTTTAAAGTTATCAAGTGGGTTGCGGATGGTCATGCATTGCCTTACTTTTTCTTGTTGCTTAAAAAAGGCATCAGAGGCGAAGGTGGGTACGCAAGCAAATCGCATCATTGCGTCTCCCATGTCTGTAAAAAATGGAAGCTTAAAGTCTTCGATGCCCCTGATAGGGTTGACTTCCCATGTAGGTCTTTTAAGGGCAAAGGTGTTGGGGTATTTGTATGAAACGATATGATCTTCATCCCAAGCAATCTCTAGCGTGTTTCCTGGTGCGTCCTCACCTAAGTCTGGATTCATAATATATTTATGTGTACGCTCAATGACTTCTTTTTCTAGGATGCAGTCATCGTATTTGCTTGAGATAAAGTCTCCTGGATAACGCGGGAATGAAAGCAATGCAACCTTCCCTAGATCTGGGAAGCGAGAATCTACTGTACCGCGAAAGGCTTTGTAGATATTGTCTGCAGTCTTGCCCTGATCGTTGCCTGTGCCCACCTCGTTGGCAAAACCAGAAATCTCATCTAGTACTGCCACCATAAGGTTTAGTCCCTCGTGTGACTCACGTTCTGAGTGACCAGAATAAACAGTAATAGATTTATCAAACTCAATAGAATCCATCTTGGCATAGTACTTGCCAGCAAACCAGGGAGACTTTTCAATCTTAGTTTTAAGACCTTTAAAGAAAACATTCTTGGCCTGCTGTGCGTTGATAGCAACGTTAATAATATCAATGGCATCGCCTGTGGGCTTTCCGTAATATCTGGCGGGATCTTTAAGACATAATAGTTTATATACTATAAATGCTACTGCTACGGTGGACACGAAGTCTTTACCACTACCCTTGCCTAGCTGTAGGATTACTTCATTCTTTGTATACTTTTTGTAATACCTGACGCCCTCATCGCCCATAAGATCTCTAAGATCGTTTTCTTTATAGACCTGACTCATGGCACGAACGATGTCATACTGAATTTCAGATAGCGGTGGTTGCCCCAAAAAGTCTTCGCTTTCAACAAAGGTAACAACATCTACAGGCTGCTCTTCGAAAGGGCTGTCTGCTAAAATTTCAAGAAAATCATCAAACATCGTGGACCACCGTTATGGTCTCTCCACCTTTTGCAACCTCCGAAAGCCTACTCATAATCTTGTCTCGAATCTCTGGATGCTCACTAGCAATGTCCATAAGAATTTGTTTTAAGATATCTTGCTTTCGCTCAATTTCCATCATTTCTTCTGCAAGCTCTTTATTTTCTAGCAAACCAGCTTTTTGTAGCATTTCAATGCGTTTGGACTCGATGTCCATGACCAATTTAATTGCACCAGACTTTGAGCGTAGATCTCCGTTTGTATCTGCATCATCAATTACTTCGTAAGATTTTGTAATTAGTCTGCTGTAATGCTCATCTGCGGCCGTCAGTGCCTCTCTCGCACGTGATCTAATAGCATCATTAGCCGATGCCATCTGTTTCCATTCATCAAGATACTCCACCACTTGTTTGCGAGGAATAGCTAGCTGCTTAGAAATTTTAGTAGGATCGCTACCCTTGAGGTACTCGCCAACGACTTTGTTAACTGTGTCTAGATGTTGTACTACTTTATCTTCAGGACTTGCTGACACGCTTTGCTCGCCTTCCCTTTTGAGGCACACGCTTAATGCGGTCTTCTGTAAAAGATCTAAACTGCTGGGCTTTGCCTCTGAAGATTTCAAAGCAATCGACCCAGCTAGACCCAGTTAAGGTATTGGTTGTGATACCACGGAATTTAAACTTAACGCCGTACTCCCCTTTTACTTTGATAATGTCACCTTCATAAACGGGAAAGCCATCAACTTCCATGTACGGTTCCGTAACAAAATGTGAAGGTTTTGCCGCTACTCTTTTACGACGAGGCATTTTACTCCTTTGCGTGAGGCCTTGTTTCTTTTAAAGAATTACTAGATACTCTATTATACACGCTTCGGTGGTAAAAGTCAACTAGGTTATCTACACCAGTGTAAGACATGGCACTTCTAATCCCTGCAGAAAGCTCTTCTACAATGTCTTTTACCTCGCCTACAAATGGAACCGTAGTGGAAATACCCTCTACGCCAGAAACAGACCCTCTGCCTTCATGCTGGGCTTCGGCAGATGCCATTCCCCTAAATACTTTACGACCCTCTACGATCTCTCCTGGCGACTCTTTTGTGCCTGCAAGCATACGCCCAAGCATAACAGCGTTAGCACCAGCAGCCAGTGCCTTTGAGGCATCTCCAGCATTGCGAATACCGCCATCAGCAATAATATCTGGGCCTTCTCCATACTTAAAGTTATTACGAATATCCATAATAGACGCAAGAGTTGGTACACCATGTCCAGTTACTACCCTTGTAGTGCAAGCAGATCCACCACCAATCCCAACTCTGACAGAGTCTGCACCAGCTTCAGCTAGCTTTGCATATCCCTCCCAAGTAGCCACATTGCCAGCCATGATGTGAACATCATTGCCTAGAATTTTACGAAGTCTTTTGGTGGCGTGGTAAGCATGTTCGCTGTGCCCATTGGCTACGTCGATAAGAATAAAGGCAGCTCCAGCCTCAAGCAAATCAATTGCATCATATTCAAAATCGCCAACGGCACCAACAGATCCTCCAGCAATTGCACCATTGGCTTTAGCCATTTTAATATGACGTGCTTGCTCTTTAGTTGTCATATAGCGATGCAGAGTTCCGATACCGCCAGCTTTTCTAATAGCAGCGGCCATCTCCCACTCACATACTGTGTCCATAGGTGCAGCAATTACTGGAACATCAAGGGCAAAGGCCTTCTTGGCCCCCTTGCCAATCGTTGTTCTAGTACTTACGTCTTTACGACTTGAAATGTTTGAATGCTGAGGGATCAGCAGAATGTCGTCGAACGACAAGTGTTCTTCGCTAGAATATTTTCTCACTTGGTACTACCTCCAGTCTCTTTCCGCACCATGCACAATTGATGTACGTCATACCCGTGAAGGGGCAAGATGCTTCATGGCTTTGCTCGTGCTTACAAGCAAGCTTTCGAAACTGCATTCTTGCCACTTTAATAAAATGTTTAACAATTCTCAACGCTTTGATTTCCTTAATCCAAACTTAGCTAAATAAACATAGATAGTTTCTACGCTTACCCCACACTCTTTTGCAATGTCTTGTGGTGACTTACGATCCAGTTGATACCTTTTCTTGAGCCACGCCTGATTAGTATATAGTTTAGCAGCCATCTACGCTCCTGTCAATTTAACTTGTCCCAATTATATACCGCATAGTGTCCGATACCAATAGCATCTGCAACATCATCGTCTAGTAAAACCTTATCGTAGTTTACTTCTGCAAACCCCATCGTTCTTTGTTTGCGATATTCTCTTTCGACTTTTTTATACCAAGCCTCACTGCGGCCTGGGTTTTCGTTTCTAAAAGACATCTTTTCTTCTTTGGTTAGCCTGCCATTACCAATAAATGTTTGCCAGGCGATAGGGTTAATAGATTTAATTTGTGTGACCCCCGCGTTACTGATTGCCCCAAGAATTGCTCCTTGTACAAGAGCAAGATCTGCGGCTGTCTTTGGGCTGTTGATAAAAACTGTGTGTTCGATTACAATTGCCCCTGGTACCCCATAAAGATCGAAGAAGGCCTCTGTCTTGGCTGCTGCGTCAGCAACTTTTTCATATGTAGTAGTGCCCTTAAAGGTTATTTTACCGATCCCCTCAAGATCTTTATTGCAAAACGAAGCAAAGGCAAGGCTGTTTGTGCTAGCATCAATGGCACAAATTGTAGCTGGCTTAGGATTTATTTGGTTTATTTTTACCATCTGCCATTCCCTTAATTTCTTTCAAAGTTTTATTTACTTCTTTTGGATTTACTACGCAACTGTGACAAATTGCATCGTCATTGTAGGCAGAGAGCTTTTGCCCACAGTCCTTACAATATCTCGACTGCCCCATCATTTTATTACGACGAGCAATAGCATATCTTTCTGCTATCTTTTCCTTTGTTGCAGCTTCTCTGCACTCAGGAGAGCAGTAAATCTGATAAGAAACTTTAGATTCAAAGGCGGCATCACACCATTGACAGTGCTTCATCGATTGGCTCCAGTGAGTTAATTTTAATTTGTCCCTCTCCAGCCTCATCGCAAAC